GTTCCAACCCATGGGCCCGCAGTCGGTCGATAGCTCCCACAACATGTTTGACGCCCTCATGGCGCAAATCGACGAGGGCGACATCCACCCAGCGGACGCCAAGGAATTCAATGACGTCCTTCGCGCAGGCCTTCATATGGGTAGTGGGGAGAAGGATCGCGCAAGCGGTGCTAAGGCCATGGAAAATTGGCCGGGCATCGAAAACCCGAAGGCCGCCTCTGAATTCGCGCGAAATCTTCCGGGAACCCATCGCGGCCCAATCGTCAAGATGATGGAGAGAAGCTACTGGCGTGATCGTGGCTTCCCAAAGGTTGGCATCACTCGCGCAGCCATTACCGAGCCAGAACTTTTGGATGCGCCAAACAATGCGGTTGGCAAACGTGTTGTTGAACTTGACCCTGATGAAATGATGCGGAACGTGCGTGATAGCGGGTTCGCGCACTCTACCTACACTGAGCCCACCGGCGGGCGATATGTCGGTGACGTGCCTCTCATGGCACGACCTGATGTTTTTGGCGATTATATGAGCGCGATGCTGGCCAAGGATGTGAAGGGTGGGAATGTGGTTCACCCCTATTCGGAAGACCCTATGGGCCGTTCGACATGGCGAAAAATGACCGAGGAACAGAAGCCTTGGGGGACGATCAATCAGCAAATGATCGACCGAATTGGCGCTGCGCAGTATCGAATGAAGCGCTACGGTTACAACACCGGCGGCGCGGTCCATGTTGACCCCACCGATGCCCAGAAAGATGCCGGCAATTACAAGAAGCACCACATCAGCTTCCAAGGTTTGCCGATCAGCATCGAGAACCCCAAGGGGACGCTGCGCAAGGGCGACGGCTGGAAAGTGCGTGTTCCGTACGATTACGGGTACATCAAGCGCACCGAGGGCGCTGACGGTGACCACGTCGACGTGTGCATCGGCCCAGACGCTGAGAGCGATCACGTCTTCATCGTCGACCAGCAAGACCACCGCACCGGCGACTTTGACGAGCACAAAGTCATGTTGGGTTATCGCACTCGCGAGGGTGCAACCAAGGCCTATCACGCCGGTTTTTCGGACGGCAAAGGCCCGGATCGCATGCGAGCAATGGTCCGCATGTCCATGAAAGAATTCAAGAATTGGCTGAAGACCTGTGACACCAAGAAACCCGTCCGGAGCCAAGGCCACATCGACCGTGCATTGTCGATGACTTCGCGCTATAATGCACGTCACGACCGGGACGCCGGATAACCTCGAGGAGAACGCAATGGACGCCAAAAGCCTACGCGCGGCGATGAAGGAGAAGGCCAAGCGCCTTGCCTCCTCCTCGTCCGAAAAAGTCGATAGCTCGACTTTCACCCCAGCCGAACCGATGAACGCAGACGTGAAGACGGGTATGCGCCCGATCTCGCGCCGCGCCTTCAAAGCCGGTGGCAAAGTCGAAGGCGGCGAAAACGCCCGCCGCGCTGACCGCACCCCGCGCGGATTTCAGGAGAAGGTTGGCCTCGCCAACACGAACCAGAAGGACGCCAACGAAGAGCGCGAAGGCAAGAAGCACATCGGTGCCCTCAAGACTGGCGGTCGCGTCAAGAAGATGGGTGGCGGTCTGATGGACCCTGAAAAGGGCGAAGGCATGATGCGCGCACCTCTGGATCACTCCGAGGCAATGCAAAAGGCCGGTCGCACGAAGGGCTTTGCTACGATCACCCCGGCTGAAGCCGACGAGCTGATGCGCCAAGAGATGCGCCGTGCAGGTGACACCACCCGCCGCAAGCATGGTGGTAAGACGATGAAGGCCGCTGGCGGCATGATTGACCACGGCTCCAAGCCAGCAATGCCTTCTAAGCCTATGATTGATGAATATACCCGCCACAAGGGCGACATGACCCGCCGCAAGGACGGTGGTCGTACCGCCAAGAAGAACGGCGGCATGGCCTGCGGCTCGGATCAGGACGCGATGTCCTCGGCTGGTCCGGATGAAGGCGGCCGCGAGCCCAAGAAGCGTGGCGGTAAGGCCATGGGTGGAAAGCTCGGCGCACTGGTCAAAAAGGAAGCCGCTCCAATTGGCATCATCCCTCAAATGATGATGGGCAAAAAGAAAGGCGGCATGGTCGAAGGCTCTGCCAAGGACAAGCGCGAAGACAAGATGCTCGCCAAGAAGCACGGCATGTCGATGAAGGAGTGGGAAGCTTCTCCGGAAGACAAGAAGCACGACGCGCCGAAGAAGTCCGGTGGCGGCCTCTATGCCAACATCCACGCCAAGCGTGAGCGCATTGAAGACGGCTCGAAAGAGAAGATGCGCAAGCCGGGCTCCAAGGGTGCACCGACCGCCGAGGCCTTCAAGGCATCCGAGCGCACCGCGCGCAAGGATGGTGGCCGCACCGGTAAGGGCAAGACCAACATCAACAGCATCACCTCGCCCCGGCACGATGGTGATATGGGCACCATGGCACCTCGCCCTGCCCCGATGCCGCGTCCCCCGATGCCCATGCCCATGCCTGCAGCGGCTCCCGCACCCATGCCGAACCCCGGCGGTATGCCTCCGGGTCTTGCCGCTGCGCTGGCTGGCGCAGCTGGCGCAGGCCCCGTGCCTCCGATGCCGGGCGGCATGCCTCCCATGGCTCGCAAGGACGGTGGCAAGGTCTACCCGAAGATGCGCTTCGGAGCTGGCTCGGGCGAAGGTCGCCTTGAGAAGATTGAGAAGTACGGCAAGAACGCCTAACCTTCTCTGGTGGTCCCCGGCAACACCTCCCTCTGCCGGGGGCCCCACCAATACAACGGATGATGATAAACATGATGACGACGATGGACGCCTTTCGGCGCGAGCTTACGAAGCTCATTGAAGACCGTAGAAAAAACATGATCGAGAATGTGACGTCTGGTCTTGCGATCACGACGCACGATCAATACCGTGAGTACGTCGGTCGGCTCTCGGAACAGAGAGAAATCCTCGATCTGATGGATGAGGCCGAAACCAACGTGAACAAGAGATAGGATAATCATGCCGCAAATGATGATGGATCACGAGGGTGACCCCCGCCAAAAGCTCTTGGAAGAGCTGGGGGACATCTCTGAAATTGAGCTTTTCCACAACCAAGTCCTGTTGGCCGTGGCATTTTCGACGACATCAACATTCGGGGCCGCGTTCCGCACCCTGACGCAGTCTGGTAATGGAGGCCAACATGTCCGATCAGGAACAAGCCGAAGACCTCGAGGTCCAACTGGAGATCGAGGAAGAGGGGCAAGACGATGCTCCGGAGATCGTAAAGCCCGAGGAAGGCGTTGACGAACTTAAGCGTCAACTGGACGCCGAGCGCGCCCGCCGGGTTGATGCTGAGCGCAAAGCCCACGAGGCTGGCGAGCGCGAGCGTATGGCCCGCAACGACAAGGATGACAGCGACATCCAGCTGGTGGCCAACGCCATCCAGACGTTGAACCGCGACAGCGAAATCCTGAAGGCCAACTATGCGATGGCCCTCAAGCATGGCGACTTCACGAAGGCCGCTGAAATCAACAGCGAGATGAACGAGACCGCAGCGCAGCTTCAACAGCTGAACAACGGCCTTGAGGCGATGAGAGCCAAGCCGAAGGCTCAACCCCAGCCGCCGCGCAGCTCTGACCCTGTTGAGGCGTTTGCGGCGCAACTGACCCCACGGTCGGCCGACTGGGTCCGCGCGCACCCTGAGTTCGTCAAGGACGCCCGCCTGAACCGCAAGATGATCGCGGCACACGAGCTGGCTGTCGCTGACGGTTACACCCCTGACACCGATGGGTACTTCTCGGCAATCGAGCAGACCCTAAAGGTTGGTCAGCGGGCGCAGCCAGAGGAGGACGCATACGCATCTGCAGCCAAGGTCACCCAGCGCCGCGATGCGGCCCCAGCAGCCGCTCCTGTGAGCCGTGGCGGGTCCAACCGCAGCAATGTTGTCCGGTTGACGGCGGCGGAGCGCGAGATGGCTGACATGATGGGTATGAAGCCCGAGGACTACGCCAAGAACAAGATGGCACTCCAGAAGGAAGGTAAACTGCAATGAGCACTGAGTTTGAAAAGGTCCGGCCTACCATGCGTCCCAGCGCCAAAACCGAGGAAAGCCCCCGCGAGCGCGCGTCCCGCAAGGCCGCAGAGCTTCGCTCTCACCGTGACGGCAACCTCGATGACGGCACCGACGAATTCTACGTCGAGCCCGGCGTCATCCCTGACGGCTGGACCTACGAGTGGAAGACCAAGACCATTCTGGGTGCGGAAGACCCGGCGCACCAAGTCAAGCTGGCCCGTGACGGCTGGGAAGCTGTTCCCGCAAGCCGCCACCCTGAGATGATGCCTGCTGGCTACAAGGGTGTCGAGATCACCCGCAAGGGTATGGTCCTGATGGAGCGCCCCGCAGAGATCACGGAAGAGGTTCGCCAAATCGAACTCCGCCGCGCCCGCCTGCAGGTCCGCGCCAAGGAAGAGCAGCTCTCCGCAGCCCCGGCTGGCCAGTTCGAACGCTCCAACAAGGGCAACGAGATGGCGAAGATCAAGAAGGGGTATGAAGCCATGCCCATCCCTGAAGCATGATTAAGGCCGTCACGATCTACAACAAGATCGACCGCCTCAGAAAAGCGATACGGCGGGAGGGAACTCCCGCCGTTCAAGAGGCATGGGACAATCTCGAGCCCTACGTCTCCACGTTTATGAATGGCGGGGCGACAAATAAAGCGCCCCAAAACGATACTGACGACCGTTAAGGGTGACCCTTTGACAATCTGGTTGTGACGTGAGAGTATGCAGCCACTCTCCGCTCGGTGCGGAAGATTGAAACCCACGGTTCTACACTCGCCCCGGTGCGCGATGATGGACCTCCTGCAAAGGAGATACCCGTTATGGCGAACACCTCCGCGCCTTTCGGTTTCCGGCAGTACAGCGGCAACGGGTCGGCACCGACCTACGAACAAATTGCCGTTCGCATTGCCTACAACGCCTCCGCCATTTTCTATGGCGACCCCGTCCTTCCTGATGCAAACGGCTATGTCGTTGTCGGCGCTCCCGGCACGACCCAGATCGCTGGCGTCTTCCAAGGCTGCAAGTACCTCTCGGTTGCACAAAAGCGCACCGTGTGGTCGAACTACTGGCCCGGCTCGGATGTTGCTTCCTCGCAGACTGTCGAGGGCTACATCGTCAACGATCCGAACGCCAAGTTCATCGCCCAGACCGGCGCTACCGGCGCTACCGCTGCTGACATCAATGCGAACGTGAACTTCGCCATTGGTACCGGCAACACCATGAGCGGTATTTCCGGCGCATCCGTCGACATGTCGACGGTCGGTACCACGAACACGCTGCCCTTCCGCATCGTGGGCTTGGACATCGATCCACCCGGCGCACCGGGCACCGAAGCCGGGGCTTATAACCTCGTCATCGTGGCCTTCAACAACGTCAGCACCAAACAGCTGACCGGCATCTGAGGAGCATGAAACATGGCTGTCAATCTCTCCGCCATTAAAGACCTTCTGCTCCCCGGCCTCCGTGGCGTTGAAGGCAAGTACGAGATGATCCCGTCTCAGTACGACAAAATCTTCACGAAGCACAATTCCAAGATGGCTCTCGAGCGTACTGCCGAGATGCGCTACCTTGGCTTTGCGCAGTTGAAGACTGAAGGTGGCCAAACCGCGTTCGACAACAACGCCGGTGAGCGCTTCATCTACAACCAAGAGCACGTTGAAATCGGTCTGGGCTACGCGATCACCCGCAAAGCCGTCGACGACAACCTGTACAAAACCCAGTTCGCCCCGTCGAACCTCGGTCTGATCGAGAGCTTCCAGCAGACCAAGGAAATCTACGGTGCAAACGTCCTGAACACCGCGACGACCTACAATGGCGCAATCGGTGGTGACGGCGTGGCGCTCTGCTCCACCTCGCACCCCATCGACGGCGGCACTGTTGCAAACACCCCGACCACCCAAGTGGAATTGAACGAAGCGACCCTGCTGAATGGCATGATCTCGATCCGTACCAACTTCCGCGATCAGGCTGGCCTGAAAGTGTTCGCTCGCGGCCGTAAACTGGTCGTTCCGCCGCAGTTGGAACCGGTCGCAATCCGCCTGACGAAGACGGAACTGCGCCCCGGCACCGCCGACAACGACGTGAACGCAATCATGTCGACCGCTGGCGGCCTGCCCGAAGGATACATGGTCAACGACTTCTTGACCTCGGCATCCAACTGGTTCCTGCTGACCAACATCGACGGCCTGTCGTACATGGAGCGTGTGAAGTTCGAAACCGACATGCAGGTCGATTTCGTTACGGATAACCTTCTGGTCAAGGGCTACGAGCGGTACTCCTTCGGGTACTACAACTGGCGCTCGATCTTCGGTTCGTTCCCCTCCTAAGGGACAGAACTTGGGGGAGCCTTCGGGCTCCCCTACCCCTTTTCTGGGCTGAAACTCCGTCCTGACCGCGCCCAGCGGACTTTGCACAGACAGGGCGGTCACCGTGCAAGGAGATGCCCAAATGGGTACTACCACTTTCAGCGGCCCCGTCCGCTCCGGCACCCTGAAGACCGGCGAAACCAATGGCCCGAACCTCGGCCTTGCGGTTCTCGAACAGGAAACCTCGATCACCCAGAACAGCACCACCGCTGTGTCGTCGACGCTCTACATCCCCGTTGGCTCGAAAATCATCAACATCCTTGTTGATGTTCTGACCGCTTTCAACTCGGGCACCTCGGCTGTCCTGTCGGTCGGCATCACCGCTGGCGGCACGGAATATGCGAGCGGCGTTGATGTGAAGACCGCGACCGGCCGCATCACCCCGACTTTCACAGCTGCGCAGCTTGCCGCCATGTCGAACGTCACGGTTCTGGGCGTTGCTGCCCCGACCACTGCTCCTGTCGTGGTGACCGTGACCCCGACCGGCGCGACCTCGGCCGGTTACGTTCGCGTGACCCTCGTCTACGCTCAGCAGCCGTAAGGAGTGACATCAATGCGCACCGGCAACAAAAAGCCCGCCATGTCTGTCACCAAGACGGTCAAAACCGGCACCGACAAGAGCAGCAACACCTCTGCCCACGTCGCAACCGGCAGCAAGAACGTCATCGGCGGCGCAAGCGTCCACGGCATGCCGTTGATGTCGGCAGCTGCCCCCAAGGCCAAGTACTAATGGAGGGGCCGAAAGGCCCCTTCTACCCCACAGGAGACGCGAGATGACCCCCGTTACGATTTCAAAAACAGACACTGGTCGCAGCGCAGTTATCGCGTCGGACAGCTTCCAAAACCCCTTCAATGTCGGCCTTGTCGTCACCATCACTGGCACACCGACCTACAGCATCGAAATCTCCATGGATGATCCGTCCACTGGTACGCCGACTGTTTGGGCCGCCCCGACTGGTTTTTCGGGACTGACGGCCGCAACGAACGGCTCCATCACGGTTCCGCACCATGCCCTGTCCATCAACATCACCGCCGGGTCCGGCACTGTCACCGCATACGTTGTTCAGGCTGGAATGCGCTAATGGCGAAGTCTCCAGCATGGACGCGGGCAGAGGGAAAGGACCCGAAGGGCGGCTTGAACGCCAAGGGTCGCGCATCGGCGAAGGCGGAGGGCATGAACCTCAAGCCCCCAGCCCCGAAGCCGAAAACGGAAAAAGATGCTGGGCGAAAGGCATCTTTCTGTGCGAGAATGAGCGGCATGAAGAGCAAGCTGACCAGCGAAAAGACCGCTCGCGACCCGAACAGCCGGATCAACAAAAGCCTTAGGGCATGGGATTGTTAAAACATGACCGTCACGACACCATCAGTCTCGCAGTTTGGACGGATCGAACCGTTTGAACTCCAAGTATCGCGGGGCCAGATCACTGGCCACCGCAGTGTGACGGTGTTTGGGTACAACCCCGACGTGGACACCTGCCAACTACAACGAGATCAGCGAAATCGTGACCCTGAACGGACAGACGGCTGTGCTGACGACCCAGTCGTTCCTGCACATCAACAACGCGTATGTCGCGACCGCAGGCTCTGGATTGTCAGCTGCGGGGGACATTTATTTTGGCGATGGCACCGTCACCGCTGGTGTCCCGGCTACGGTCTACGACCTCATCAAGTTTGACTACAACCAGCGCATCACTGGGAGCTACACGGTCCCGGCGGGCTACACGGCATACGTCTCGCAGGGTCTGTTCTCCGCAGGGCAGCCCGGGGGCTCTGCGCAGATTAGCGGTCGTCTGATGACCATAGGAACAGACAACATTCGCCGCACTGCAGCTATCACCACCGTGAACAACGGGGTCGCTGACTACGTCTTCGAATACCCCTTGCAAATCCCCGAGAAGACAACGCTCGAGGCTACGGCGCAGGGCAGCTCAAACAACAACTCGGCTTCGGCCATGTTTATCTTGGTCCTCATCAAGAATGACGGGAGCCTGTAATGGCCACAACCGGCACCTATAACTTCAACCCGGGCCTCGGCGAGATCACGATCTACGCCTACATGAACGTGGGTATCCGGCCGACAGCCATCGTGCAGGAGCACATGGAGGCCGCCCGCATGGCCGCCAACATGATGTGCGCCCGCTGGTCGAACCAAGGGGTGAACCTGTGGGCCGTAGACCTGATCGAGGTGCCGCTCATTGCCGGTATCGACCGGTACGACGTGGACCCCAACACGGTTGTTATGCTGGACGCCTACGCCCGGCATGATGACCTGACGTCCCCGCCCATCGACCGGCCCCTCATGCCGATCAGCCGCTCGGAATATGCATCGTACTCGAACAAGACCGTGCAGGGCGCTCCGACGGTCTACTGGTTTGATCGTACGCTGTCACCGACCTTCACCCTCTGGCCGGTGCCGGATGGGCAGAGCGTCCAGAGCATCAAGTACTATCGGGTGCGCCGCATCCAAGACAGCTCGATGTCTGGCACCACGCAACTGGAAATCC